CTAGGCTGAGCAACTTCTGAAATATATTTACTAAAGGACTTCATTTGAAATCTCCTAAATTTGTTTTAATTTGATTATATTTATCCATTAAAGGGTTTTGGCTCCTGATCCCGATCCTGATCTTGATCATCTTCTGGTTCTTCGTCAGGTGCTGCTTCTACTTCTGCGGCGATTTGTTTTTCCATATCCTTAATATCTTCATCAGACATACGTAAAACATTTTTGCGAACCCACTCTTTAGAATAATATGTACCAATGTGTTCATCAACTTCTCTTAAAGTTGTTAATCTTTCACGAGTAATCTCAGCGTCTTTTAATTCAGTAAAGTAGTTATCCTGAATAAAGTCATATCGTATTTGGTTCTTAATTTCAGCAAACTCTTCGGGTGTCATAATACCTTTAAGAATCAATTGCTTTTCTAAGATCTGTGTAAACAGAGACGAGAAACGATTTCTTAAACGCTGAATGAATTTACCAAACTTAAGTTCATCACGAGTAATCTCAGAAACACGACCAAACGAATACATTGTTTCTGGCTCTAAACGTGATAATGGAACTTTAAGCGATTTGTATAGTTTACGTTGGAAGTACTGCATGTTAGTATCATCTGTTAAACCACCAGCACTACCGCCTGCAATTGTATCAACTTCAGTTGAGCGCTCACCACCACGACGTGGGAACCAAAAGTCTTCAGTCATAGTCATCATTTTACGAGAATCAGATATTTCACCAGTTGCTGAATTATACTGAAGCTTGTTCTTATGACGAACCATCATATCTCTTATATACTGCTCAGCTTTCGATTTAGGTAAGTTACCAACATCAATGTAGAACACTCTTCGTTCAGGAGCTCGTGTAAGAGTATAAATGATTGTCGCATCTTCCAACATCCTTAACTGATTAATTGGTTTAATAGCAGCATGCAAGTGGCTAAGAACAAGCGCATTATTCTCACTCATTTGACCTGATGTTATACGAGCTATAGAATCTTTAGCGATCTTATAACCTTGAGAACCGGATGTTCCTGATCCTTTTTCACTGCCAAAACCATTTTCTGAATACATGTAGTACTCAGCTCTTACTCTTTTAACTGGTACGCCTGAATGTTTATCGACGTTTTTCTTATCCATTTCACGAATAAGCTTAAGTTTACGAGGATCTACATAACGTAATTCTCGTATACCTTCTTTAATATTGTCGTTATCAATTATGCAATGGAAGTTAACCCTGCCATCTACATAAAATTTTGAAAACATATCATAACCGGTATTAGTGAAGTCTAGTAAACTTAGGACTTCTTGAAATTGTTCTGATACTTTTTCTTTAACTTTGTCTGGTAAATCTGTGTCGTCCATAATAATGTCGACTACTTTATCTTCAAGATCTACTGAGATTGCTTCGTTAACAATCTCATCTACTGCCTGAGTAATTTCAGGATTCATAGCCAAGCCACGATATTTAGTTACAAGTTCGGATTCAGTCTTTGCAGTACCTTCTAAATCTAGAATAGTACTGTAGAATCCACCCACAGCGTTGCCGACGGTAATAGCACCGTCATCATTTTGTGGTTCAGCAAAGGAGGCCGGTGGTACGACCTCCTCGCCTTCCCTGTTTATTTCAAATCCAAATAATCTCAATTTGTTTTCCTCATATTATAATAATTATGTAGTCGGTACGCCGGTGTTACCTTCAACTCGCCATAGATCATATTGGAAAGTAATACTAAATTCTTCAATTGAATCAGTAGCAGACCAATCCATTTGAATGCCATCGATTGCAATGGGGAACATGCCTTCAAAAACATAAGTACGTAATGGCGAACCATCTTTACTAAACTGGGTGATTTGCCCGTTAGATTTGTACTGTTGAGGTAAACCTCTTGAATTTGAATCGTGAGAGTTAATGAAATTCATCCACTCTTCCATTGCGTTACGAATAGCGAAGTCTTCGTCGTTTATTACAGTTACAGTCCAGTCCGCGAATGTTCTATCTCCAGCATATTTTACCTGGCGTCCAAAGTAAGGTACAGAGTACTGACCTACTGTGGACTCAGGAATTCCAGCTGCCCGTACCATAAATGGTACTTTAATGTCGGCAGTGGTATTAACCGGATTGGTGATCTGACATTGGAAGAGTGTAGGACGTGCACCGCCACCGACGAGTTCTGATTTGAACTGGTTGATATTAAATGCCATGTGTCTTTCTCCTTTTTAATATATTTATTAAGCTATCTGACCAACAATTTCGTCAAACTCAACGCCGGTTCTAGTTGCTACGAATGTTAATTCAATAACGTTAATAGAACGTGCTGGTTTAATGAATATGCTTGCACGGAACTTGTTTGCATCTACGATATCGGGTGTATTAACGCTAGAGTCTGAAACAACTCTGTAGTCAATAATTCCGCGTCGACCTTGAATATCCCTAAGGAATGGATCGACTATGTTCTTGAATTGAGTCTGAGTAAAGTCATCATTGAACTCGAACAAGAAACCTTCTGCCGCAGTGGCAATTGCTTTTTCAACAGAGATAAACAATCTACGAACGTTTAATCTGTCAAATGCGCTTGCAAGACCTAGACCTGTTTTATCACCAAATAGTACAATTCCACGACCTGCCTGAGACATAACTGGATTAACATCCGCACTATATAACTGATCACGTTGTGGTTTGCTTGGGTTAAACGCTAGCTTAACGATATTTTTAATGATACCTTTTCTGTAACCGGCTGGGGATTCCCAAGGATCTACTCTTGCTGAAAGACCTGCCATATCACCGTTTAATGGAGTCCAACGATATACATCATTGTACTTATCATACCTATATTTATAACCACTATCCATGAACCAATAAGAAGAGTTCTGAATTCGGTTACGGTAGTCAATAGCATTATCCATCTTAGCTTGAGTTTTTAGTTCATCGACTACTGCTTCTTTAGATGGTGAAAGATATGCAACACAATCTCGTCTGTAATCTGAAATATTAGATACAATATAATTTGCTCTAACACCAAGATCATCGCCCTTGCCTTGAAGTACGAATGAGATGTCGATTTCGTTTGTATTTTTGAAGGTATCCCAAGCAGCTGCTAGAGCACCAAGTGTTGCATTTGATTCAGTAGTAGCATCAGTACCAAGAGCCATAGTTTCGTATGCATTTACAGTTGCAGTGGCTGTACCAATAACAGAAGTATTTGCAACTTTGATCCAAGAGGACATATTTTCTATTACAGTTGGGTAATAGTTAGTTGCACCTTGTGGACCTACTGCACCTACTGTTGTAGAAAGATCTTCGAATACTTCTAGAACCGTACCAATTGCACCTGAAATTTTACCATCGATATCAATTACTGCTACGTGGACATTAGTTGCCGCTGGAGCTTTACCAAATAGTCTGTTATGTTGCCATTTTTTAGTAATAGATACTTTGTTTAATTCAGTTTCAGCAAGTGTATACTTACCTGTTAATACGACTTCAGTTGCTACACCAATAGTTGTAGTTACTGCAGTATTACCTGTACCAGTTGTTTCTTCGATGTCAGTGGCTGTAGATGAACTAACAGTTAGTTCCTGGAAACCAACACTTGAATTACCAATGACTAATACGTCACCAGCAAATAGTGCAGGAATAATGGGAACACCGCTAGCTTGTGCCAATTCATATGTGAATGTAGATGAATTAAATCCAATAGTTTGTGTTACTGAATTATTAGCAATACCATTAGCTTCGATACCGCCTACTGCTGCAATATTAGATTGATAAGCACCAGAAGTGGACCAAGAAACTTGAATTGAGTTTCCTAATTCACCTTGATACTTAGCGTCGAAAGCAGCATATATGCTGTCTGCTGTGTTAATGTCGTTGTTAGCGTGATATGCGAGGGTAGTACCGGTTGCAGTTGCTGATCCATCATCTGCACGTGCCACGTATAGGGCATTTGAATATGATAGGTAGTCTGCTGCTGTGAAAAATGTTTCATAGTTGTCGTCGGTTGGTGAACCAAAACGATCAGCTAAGTTATTTTCAGAGGTAATTAGAATAGGATCGTTAGTTGGACCCCATTTAAATATGCCAGCCATTGCCGCTGGTGCTGTTGCAACGCCTGGTACTGCCTGACTCGCATCCACTTCACGAACAATGACGGAAGGACGTACGGAAAAAGCCATGTTCTTCTCCTTTAATTAATTAGAAATGCGTTTAATTTTTTAATTTATATAACT